GCAACTTTCTTATACGATTGCTCAAACGATACATTGATACCAATAGTTCTCAATACTCTCACATTTGCAGACTGGATACCATAAACTAATTGGTTATACGCCTCAGTGGAGTTGATGGCACCTATAACGGCTGTGTCCTGAGCTACTCTGGCAAGCTTGGCTGACTGAGAAAGATCAAGCTGTGCCTGGGCCATGCGTGACAACGCTTCTCTGGCACCGACCATTGAAATACCGGCTTTCTGTACCCCTTGCTCAAACTCGGCCATCTGCTCAGACGTATATCCGGCATTGGCACCGACAACCCTGATAGAAGTTCCAAGCGTCTCAAACCTGGCCCCGGCCATTACAACATCCATAGCTTTCGCCACTGAATACCATGCCGCTGCAATAGCCGCAGTTACAGCCAGCCAGTTAGCCTTCAATTTTTGAAACATTGAAGTAGTGTGGCCGTATTGCTCATCATTAATTTGTTTAATACGACGTGATTTAGCTTCTTCAGCTCTGATAATATCCTGTGTTGTAGCTTTGCTACTTGTCTTGATGGCCTCAAAAGACTTAACGGCTTGTGCACGCATAAGATCGTACGTAGCACTTGATCTGATACCAAGATTCTTAAAATTCTTTTCGAGAACAGTGGCTCCATCTTGAGCTTCTTTCAGCAAGGTCCTCTGACTTCGCATATAACGATCTTTATCAAGATCGAGTTCTACAAATACTGTTCCTAAACGGCCACCAACAGCCATTACGTACCTTCCTTAATCTTACTCAGCATAGTTGCTCTTTTAGAGTTAAGAGCATTTCTCAGAAAATGCCGACCGGCATGATACTTACCGGATCTGTCATGATACCCACGTTCAATAAATAGTGCCCAATATATCTTGAAATTACCAGCATATACACGAATACTCGATTCATCGCTTTTCAGTGTTTTTAAACGTATTGTATCTCGTAAGTTTCCTGGCTCACGGCCCATCCATCTTTTCTCTGTTGAAAATTCAACAAGTTTACCTTTGTGTCGTCCCGTACGTGGGGTAAAAGATATATTGGCACTGCCAAAACGACCTTCTCTAAAGGTAGCAGGATCTACAGGGCATGTTCTCTTGGCTTCCTGTACCACCTCATCCATAACGCCTATCGCATTACTTCTGGCCTGCTGCCAGACTTCAAGCAAGACTTCTTTTGCTTTCCACCGTGATACACGCATTACTTATCCTTTTTCAGAAAATGATAAAATGTCCTTGTTACTTTTTTCAGACACCTCTTCTGATCAATAACACCGCACATATCCATAGCTATCTTCACCGCAGGCAATGAAATATCTATTATCTGACCCATACCAGCGGTTATCACTTGGCCTCTTGTCATTTTATAGACCTCTGCCGCTTGGTAGTTGTTCGGGGATAAAGTCACAAAACAAGTATGACATGGCGGGTCCTCTGGTGGATTCCGTTCCGCATATTGGGCACGGCATTGATCGCATTTTGTCAATACCGTACCATCATCATAGACTATTCTGGATCGGGCTTGGTCGTCGCTGAACTCGATCCAGTCGATAAGTTTTTTGTTTCTTGCTCCTCTTTTTTCACACCTGCATCAGAGAGCAGTTGTAAGCATCGAGCTATAAAACGATCAAAGACAGGTAAACGCATAAGCTTGAGCTTATTATCTCTGTTACATTCAATTACCTTTTTTGTCCGGCTGTCCTGAAACCCTTCAAAATCCTGAATCACATAATCATACGTGTCATCACGTTCAGCTCTTATTTCTTCAAGCGATGGTTCACAATGATATTCTATGCGTTCCATTGCTCGTGTCTTTGGATTCAGAACATGTTCAACTTGTTTCTTGCGAGCACTCAGCCGCTTCTCAAGAAACGGCCCCATAGCCCGGACCTTTACTCTTGCCTTAGGATCAGGGTCATCATAAATAACGTCACCTGTCTTTGAATCAATAGTCGAGGTAAAAAAGAAAAACCATTCACCTTCTTCCTGCAAATCAAGGTCTAAAAACATAAACTCTCCTTTATATTAGTCTGATGTTAACCACATCCACGCTCCAGATACCTGCCCCTCGAAATCAGTACGGGCAAGACCATTCCGATCAGCCCTTACAGCACCAGCCCTGGTCAATAGTATGTGCCCGCTTGTGCCAACAGCCAAAAACGATGTTGAGTTAATCCAGAATCGAATACCAGAGGTATTGATGCTTGGATGTAACTTTGTCGCATTTTCTACAGCGGTTCTCAGTGTTTCTTGTGAATCGTCAGTCGGATCATACGCACAGTCGGAAAGAGTAATGGTACCACCATCAGCACTGGCAAACTCATAAATATCGCAATCAACTCCAAACTCACTTGTATCAACTATACGCCTGGTAATACCTGATATCGTATAAGTACCAGCTCCGAGTATTTTGGTAGTAGGACCTAACGTTACCTTTTGAAACCTTCCACTTAATGTAGTAGCTCTATCAGCCATTGTTTTGTACCTCCAAAGTTAAACCATTTTATTATTATCAATGCTCAAAGCAGCTTTAGCTGCTTCTTGCTGTTTCGCCGTTTTCATTGCTCTATATAATCTATTTGTTGCTGTATTAACTACCATAGTTGCCAAATGACCTGCAGGTACAGAAGTATCAACAAATATCCTGTATCCTGCTTTTTTAAGGTCACAGCAAAATCCAAAGTCTTCACCAATAACTTGACCATCAGGGCCGGTACCTGTCTTAAACCAAGGATATGGTATCTTCTTAAAAATACTCATATCATACATAATACATCCGGTTCCTGTTGCATCGACTTCTACAAGCTCTCCATCCTCCCAATCATCTATACTCGCGAAGGCTCTCGTCTCATCATCAATATCAACTAACCGCATCATAAGGCTGTCAAAAGGAGGATAACGCCTATGAACTAATGCACCGACTACAGGTAGATTATGAGACAAGAGCCGTGTAACCGTTTTAGGATGGTAAACTTGATCAACATCACACATGAGCAACTTGGTAACACCTAAAGACAATGCTTTATCCACAATATTGTTTCTTACTTCGTGGATCGGTCCTGTAGTATCCTCATACAGATATGTATAATCCGGCTTTTCCATTTGAATAAAAGAATGGAAAAATGCAGATGGTACCCACGGAAAGCTTAAAGGAATACCTATTGCCAATTTTTGATTACTAATTCTCATTCAACTTCTCCAATCGGTAATATCCAGTTTCTTTCAATTTCTGCCTCCTTAGCCATTATTTCTTTGATATGATTCCAAATAAACAGCACAACATTTTGCGGATTATCTTTTGCGAATCGTTCGTATGGAACTATAGGAATATGCATTCCAGGAGAAAACTTGCCTTGCTTCTCAGGCGTTGTATCATAAATTTTACTGATAATATCAGGTCCAATCTTACAATAATTTAAGATAGTCGTACTTTTGGCCGATGCCCCATAACCAACGCACCCATCAAGCTCAACTACCTTTTTCCTAAACATAGATGCACACTTATTTACTTTCTGCCCGAACTTGTATAATTTATCAAAACAATTAAAAGACTCATGCTTGATAGCTTTATTAACTTTTTTATTAAATCTATTATTCTTATGTCTTATAAAATATCTAATAGAACCTCCGTGCGGCCATATCATCTCATAATCTTCAATATCAAGATCAAACATCTGCAATGTGTTTTTCATTGATCCAATAGAAGTATAAAAGATATGTTCATTATAAAATTGATCATAAGCAATATTGTCAAAAACATTTCCAAAATATGGTTCTTCGTCTATCCAAATACCATCAGCAGCCAACATTCTCTTAATATTCTTGAGAACTTCTCTGCGCTCTTCAATATGAGCAAATGCATTGCAGGAAACAAAAACATCAGTTTTGGGCCACGTTGTTGCAACATCAGAAAACTCTTGAAAAGGCAATGGATAAACTCTGACTCCATTTGATCGAGCCACTTTATTAACACTTTCTGAAGGATCAAAACCTAAATGCACATTGTCTTTAAAATGTTTAAGAAATGTACCATCGTTACTGCCTATCTCCATAATACAACCGTTTTTAGGCATATATCTTGCTTTAATCATTTCTGCTAAATCAGCAAAATGTTTCTTCATTGCTGAGGACGTACCAGTAAAAAAAGAATACTCTTTATTAAATACTTGCGATGAGCTTGGACATTCTCCAATCTGAATAGTTAAACAAGTCGGACAAAACATAACAGTAAGTGGATATATAAATTCATCATTAAACTGATCTTCAGTCAAAAACTTATTAGCGATAGGCTGATATCCTAAGCTTAAAAACTGTTTACATTCTGCCTTGCAAACACGACATTTCATATCTTCATACCTTCAAACCCAACTTGCCAATCAACAGGATCAACATAATAAGGATGCTTTAAAGGCATTTTCTTTATATTCTTAAATCCTGCTCTTCCCATTGCATCTTTTAACAAACATTCGCTATAACAATATCTGTGAAGTGAATCCTGTACATAAGAATAAATATACAGATCATTTAATTCTTTCATTGCTTCCGGCGTTGGATAATCCAAATATCGCTGGGCAAGCACATCAAAATTAGGCACAACTATCCTGATCTCACCACCTGGCTTCAAGATATTTAACCAATGTTTTAACGCGTACTGTCCCTCGTCCCATGCCAAATGTTCAAGCAAATGCCCACAATATATTTCATCAACCGAGTTAGCTTCATAAGGCAAATTCAAAACATCAGCCAGAAGATCAGGTTCTACTTCCTCAAACTGATCAACATTGATAAAACCTTTCATTGGATAACGCCCACAACCTAAATTCAATCTTATCGCATCTTCGCCCAATAACTTGGTTTTATTATATCGGATTTGGTTATTCCAAAAGTCTTCACCCCACTTCTCTGCAAGATGTTTATCGTTACGATCACAAAGCTTCTTATAATCAAGGAGTCCAGCATCTGCTAAATCATTAAATGTCTGGTTTCCCTCATGATGTACATACACATCAAAAGCAACACCTACTTTATATCCTGCTTCAACAGCTTTAAAACAGAAATCTATTTCTTCACCGGAACTCGGCCATAAGCTCTCATCAAATGGACCAAATTCATCATAAAGAGACTTTCTGAAAACCATAACAAAACCTATGACAAAATTAACATTCTCACTATCGCCTTCATGCTCTTGATGGTAACTTTCAGCTACAGTATTAAGCTGTTCTATATTATTATACGTCTCAACAATAACCTTCTGAATACCTGCTGCATAATTTGTAACAGGAGATACAATATCATATTGCTCTAATTGCTTAATAAGGCATTCAGCCCACCCAGGAGTTACAATCACATCATTATTCAGCAGTATAATTATATCGCCCTTAGCTTCTTTAATGCCCTGATTAACAGCAACCGGAAAACCTTTATTTTCTTCATTACGAATTACTCTTATCTCAACAAATCCGGAAAATTGCGGTACGAACACTGGCTCAGAACCATTATCAATAACAATAATTTCATATGTACCATGCTCAGTGTTCTCCATAACAGCCTGAATACACTCATGGCTCATTTCATGCCTGTTATATACTGGTATGATAATTGATATCATTATGGTTTCACCATCCATACATCAACAGGCAAATCAAAATATTCAATAACCTTTTCAACACGTTCGTAATATTTCAAATCATTTTCCTTTTCCAAAATAAGGACAATACCTGCTCTCTTGCCTGTCTGCACAGAATAATATAAAGATTGCCCTATTGATTCAGCCCACTTAGAACCAAAATCAAATTCAATCGCATGAGTATCTGTCAAGCAATCACATCTTGTTTTGTCCTGTAAAACTACTTCTGCTTGTCCACCATAGCTCATACATACTCTATCTTGATACCATTTCTCAGAATGCAGCCGTTTCGCATAAGAAACACCAACCGGAAGAACAAAACAAATCACCAAAACAAGTACAATAATCTTTTTCATGTTAAGCTTTCCAAGACTTCATAATCAACATAGTAACACCATATCTGCGGTATTCCTGTTGGTGCTGTCTCATCATTAACCCAAAAATTAGTAACAGTACGGCGCATCCATACCAATGTAGCTCCGGTAATGCTCAACGAGCACTCGTCATACAATGCCTTCAAATCTGTATAGATATCCTCAATTTCAGTAGTCCCCGATGCAGTTGAAAATATAGAAAATTGAACGAGTGCATCCTCATAATCTTCTGTAAATGTCTTCTCAGGACTAACATAAACAATAGTATAGACAACATAAGGATAGGTAGCATCCGCAATCGCTCTGGCTTTATATAATCGCCCACCAATAGAGGTATTAAGTGCCGAACCTGCAAGCTTGGCATATATGGCTTTAGACAAATTCTTCATGATACCTCTTTACACAATAAATCAAGCCATTCACCTTTCTCTCTTGGATTAATGACACTCACAATATTGAAATAACGACTTCCATATTTAATGCGATAATCATTGCTGAAAGAATCCATATATCGAATCCTGATTCTATGTGAAACTTCCATATTACTTTGCATATTCTGTAATTGTTCTTTCGCAGACATCGGCCATATTGCAGCCCATACAGTAGTATAGGTTGCCCATGTCGTCGTATAACCGCCCATATCATCACTGACCTTTGTATCAGATTCAATAATGATTCTTTTATCTAACTCACCAACAGCCATTACCTACCACTCATCCCATAATCTGTAACTTGCCAGTAAATTCGTAAATGCAGGATTTGTATGATATGTCAAAAAAGACTGAGTTAATAATGTACGTTCTCTATTGCTATAAGTATCAAGAGCCGTAAGCATCATTGCCGCTTTAATTTCATACGGGACACTATCTCTTGTTGTCCACCCGCACTGAAATTGAATCTTTATCGAATGTGTCGGCCAATGCGTAAAACTCGGCCATGTCTCACCATACGGCAACACAATATATCCGCACTGATCATCGTTTGTCTCAATCAAATAATCAGTAGAGAGCGTCATTGTTTCAGTATTTTTTGTATTATCAGTGTCAACTTCATCATAAGTCATAACAAGGTTGGTAGTCTGCAAATTACCAAAGGGAAGCTTGATACGATCACCAGAGGGCCACTCCTCAAGATAATATGCCCATGTTTGAGTAATTAAGGCTCTTCTTGTAACAGCTTCCACCTCTCTCCTTGCCCCTTTAATGATCTGCTCAAGCATATAGTCCTCCTCGTTCGCATCTGATTCAATACGAGCATGGAGCTTGAAATCTTCTAAAGAGACAGGTTCAATAGTTGGTGCTGTAACAAGAACAGGTGTTCCCATCATAATATTCACCAAGGTTTAGAAAAGGGCCAGCTTTCACGCCAGCCCTGGAGTTTAGTCGTTTACAGCTACTGGCCGATTTTACGCATTTGCATAATATCCACCGGCAACAACAGGCCGCCACATTACGGTAATATCAGCTACAGTACCGGCACCAGCCGCACCACCTGCAATAGTAAGCTCTATCACTTGAGTAGAAGCTGTTACTTCCGGTCCTTGATATACATGATAAAAATTACCCGTAAGTTTAGCTTTTGCACCTGCCGCCGCTGATAAAATTTCAATAGCCGCGGCATCATCAGTTGCAACCGCAATACTTGTAAAGGTTGCCACTCCTGATAGATCATCAGGCACATGCACTATTACAGCATCAATAAACAAGTCCTGTGCCGTAGCTGTCATTACGGTATAATCGCCTGCCGCCTGGTTTAAGCTTATTTGCTTATAGTTCACCGTCAGGCCATCCGCCATAATGTCCACGGGAAGCCAGGCATAGCCATTGTATTTGAATGAGTAGCCTGTATTGGCCTCATAGAACGTGGAGCCTACGGGTGGGCCTGTCGGCTTGGTATCGGTCGATAAACCGATCCACCTTTGTATTGTGGCCTCCAATCTAACTGCCATGGTAGACCTCCTTTACGCTACTGCTATATAAGCGCCAGCCTCAAGCGGAACATACCAGATTGACCATGCAAA